ATCAAAGTCTTTTGTCTTTAAAATGTTTTCATCAAGCGGCACGCCAAGTTTTTTCAACGCTCCAAAATTGCCGTCATAGGCTTTTGCCAATGCCTCTGTTACAGCTCCCAAATCTTTACCTGTGCCAGCTGCAATGTCTAATGCCAGCTGTTGCAATCTTTGTGCTTCTGTCACATCCTTTGTTGATCTGACCAGTCTGTCTAGCGATGGCCTTAAAACATCATCGGTAATTCCGTTGGCCAAAGATGTCTTGGTGATATAATCCTCGGTTGCCTTTATTTGCGCCGTTGTTGCACCAGTGACATTTTGCAATGTCGTGGCCAATTTGGATTGAGCAGCTTCATCGGCAATGGCAGACTTAACGCCATCGATCAACAATTTGCCAGCATAAGCAACGGCAGCGGCAGCGGCTAAGGCAAAAGCGGCAGCGGCTTTTTTACCAAATTCGCCAACCTTTGCACCAAAGCCTTCGACCTCAGCTTGACCGCCTTTGATTCCTTTTTTGAGGTCATCAAAATCAGCGTCAAAGGTAATCTTTACTTTTGGAATACCGGCCATTAGTCAAGCCTCAAATCTTTAATTATTCCCTGAACAATTGAGATGTATTCCTTTGCCACAATGGGAGCGTAAAAATCAACAGCATTGTTAAGCCAATAACCTTGACGATTTTGGGGAGCCTTAAATCGGTTACTGTATTTGCGTCCAGCTCTATCAATGCCGGAATGTGATCCATATTCGGAACCCCAAAGTAATGCGCCAGCTGGTGCGGCCGTACGGCCAACCTTGTTGCCTTTTCCGCTTTTGCTTGCCGTGCCGCCGTATGGCCGACCAACCTTCTTTGGCCCACCAATATCAACGCGGATCAATCGATCCCGTGGAATTGTTATAGATTGCAAAACCAATTTTGTTTGTGGCGTTGGTGAGCTATTACCAAACATCATCAGCTGACCGGCAAATCTTTTGGATAGCGGCTGGGCCGCATCTCTGACACGACCTTGTGTTTCTTTGTCCATAAGATTGAGGGTGCGAATTAAATTTGTCAAAGCATAAGGCTCTAATTCAATGCGGAATGAGCCTTGGCCTTTGGTTGCCTTAAACGCCATTCCGTTTCTCCAATATCTCTAAAGCCGAAAGAATATCCTCTGCGCTTGTCCATTCGCTCATTGGAATGTGAGTGGCAATTGCCAGCTCAACAATCAAATGTCCTAGGCTTCCGCGCTTGTGACTTTTGGGCTGTCATCCCCAGTTGCCACATCTGTGACTGTCTCCATCCATACTTCAAACGGCTTAACCGGTTTTCCAGCTAATTCACGTTTCATTGCGTGATACGCCAAAAACATTAGATCAGACAATCCCAATTTCTCTTGAATTTGTTGAATTGTAAAACCTGTTTTCTGCTCCCATTTTACAAACTCTGGTGGTTGTGCCAAATAGGTTTCAGATTCGCCGCTGTTGTATTCGATTGTGATTGGTATTCTCATGCTCCCGATCTCCTTTATTAGCTAATTGTTAAAACGGGTGTTGTCACACATGTAAATGAAAGTGAGACAGTTTGTGCATCTGGTGCGCTGCCACCGGCTGATGGCAAAATTGGCTGGACATCAAAAGCAAATGATGCGCCTGAGTCTGCTACCAATACAACAGGCAATCCTGTGTTTGGTGCGTTTGTTGCAGCTGTCCAAAGTGCTTCACACAATGATGATGCTGCTCCCCAATCGGCCAGCATTTCAACGGCAAATGTGCCTTGAGTATCAGTTGTAAAGTACGCTTTTCCGTCAAGTGTTTGATAAGTGTTGATTGTTGAATCGACTGTCAAAGTCGCTGAAGTTGCTTGAGCATCAAAGTCATCGCCGTCAATTGTGAAGGTGATGTCTCTGCCGGTGATGATTGTTGTTGCCATGTGTTTTCTCCTTAGTCGGTGTAATACGTTGAAACTTGCAAATCAGCTGTCAAGAAATTTCCTGCGCCGACTTCCAAAATTGTGGGTGAGCTGACATTTCCAACAACGTATCCAGCTGGCATTGTTGAAATGATTGAGATCATTAAATCCTCAAGGTTGCTCATAGCTGCGGCGTTGTTGGAATAACCAACAACCCCAGTTACCAAAAGATTGATTTTGACTTTTGTTGTTGATCCATTGACCAAAGTACTTTCCAAATATGGTGAATCTGCAACCAAAACGATTGATGGGCTTGTCATTGTTTCCGGAATGCCGTTATAGACATTGGCTGCAATGGTTGAAAGCGTTGCTTGCAATGGTGTGCGGATGTCGGCTTCAATTGTCATAGACACATTGTTTCGACTTCAAGAAACGGCCCTAAGAGGCCCACGATCCTGCTGCTCAAGCTGCGGCCTAAAATAAACGGACTTGGCTGAAATTGATCGCTCATAATTTGATTGCCCGGAGCTGTAACGCTTTGAAATACTTCTACTGATACAACAAGGATTGCAGACTTAATGGGAGCAACGCCGGAATATAGATCACCAGCGGTTGCCCCATCAATACACGCCAACCCAGCCGGTATAACTGGGATCGTGTATGTGCTGTCTGCTTCGCCCGTTGCAGACGTAAAAACAAATGGTGCGATTCGATCATCTGTGACTGTAACTGTTCCGTCATAAATTCCGCATCCTGTTATTACAACATCTTGACCCGGCACAAAATAATTGACGCGCTGAGTTGTGTAAAAGGCTATTCCATTTTCTACAAAGACTTCTGTGACAGCTGATTGGTATCCGGTTAATAAAGGCAAAATGGTTAGTTCTGCGCTTTCAATCATCTGCTCAAGATATGCGTTTGAGTAAAGAGAAACGGAAACACCAAGTATCTGGCGCAATTCTGCGGCGGTTACTATTTGAGGCATTTCCGTTCCCTTCTACTACTCGACCACGTTCGGGAGCGACCGTGATCGATGTCTATTGATGAATTAAACGTTGTTCATCTGGCCGCCATTGGCAACTTTTGTTGCACATGCGCCATAGGAATTTAATGAGATTTCAACAGTGCCGTCAGATGGCTTATTGACATCAAGACGGAAGTTTCCGCTTTCATACCAAGTAAATGCATCCGGCTCAAGTACGACCATTGAGTCATCACTTGTTCCAGTAAATTCGCCAGAGTTGTCAACGTAGAAATTTAAGCCAAGTACGACGCCGCGTTGTGACTGTCCATTGACAAGGCCAGCTTGATTTTGTGGAAAATAGGCATTGAACAAAGGTGTGCCGCTGTCGTTGTAGCCCATGATATTGCTCCATTGTCCGGGCGATACCAAGATGTTACGTGCAAAGCGTTGAGTGCCTGAATAAACAGCCACATTTGCTTCACTGACATAAGAGATCAACCCTGCGGCAGTATTAGCATGAGTTCCAGAAACTCTGTTTGCATCTGTCTTGATTTGGTTGGCTACATATTTGTTTTGAGCAAATGCCATCGCACTGCCCATAATTCGGACAAGCTCGTTAAAAAAATCCGGACTTGATCGGTCAATAATCTCAGTCGTGAGAATATTACGACCTGCAAAGCGGGTAACTGGAACAGAAATATAAGATGACTCAATTCCTGTGTTTGTTACGGCTGCGCCTTCTGCGACTGGATCAACAACAGCAATTTGAGAAATCTTTGGAATTTCAAACTGAAGTCCTGCGTCCGGCAATGTGCCACGTGAAATTGCATCAATTGCGCCACGTGTTCCGTTGCTGAGTGCATTGATTACTTCTGTTAGCTGACGTGTTGGATTAAAAGCTGGATTTGTAGTTCCAAGATCATCATTTGCAGCTGCAACGTAAATTGCAGATTCTGACATTGGGTTTAACTTGGCTTTGATTGAGTGTTCCATCCATGTGCCAAGATTGACAATTGGTGATCGTGGTGATGTGAAATATGGTGCTGGCTTGTTAGCATGCACGATTTGCGCTGAAGCCTCTACCGATTCAACGGCTGGTGCTTCTGTTTTTTCGGTAGTGGTATCCACTGTGTCTCCTTCGGTTGGTGTTTCTTGTGGTGTGACTTCGGTTGTCGCTGCGACATGAGAGACGCGAGCTTCATCGAATGCTGGGTTATGTGTGAGTGCAACGCCGACCAAGGTTGCTGAATTTACGACCATTGTGCCGTCCTCATTAAATCCATGATCTGAGACATTGGCTTCAACGGAGAATCCATCGCGTAGCCCGTCCATGGCCTCTTGGATTGCATCTGTTCCGGCTGTTGTCTTTGAAATCTTAAATGTGGCATTGATTGATTTGCCATCGGGTGCAAGCTCCATAGATAGCGTCTTTCCAATTGGCCGCTTTGAATCATGCTCCAAATTAAGTTTCACCGATGCTGGAATGAGTGATCCAGACTTGAACAAAACTTTTCCAGTCGATGCATTTGCCGGTGTATCAAATTGCACAATCTGGCCGGTAATTGTGCGTTCCTCTGAATCGGCGGCTGTAATTGTAAATGGTGTTAAGACTTTCATCGGATCATTTCCTCTGCTACTCGGATTTCCTCTGCACTCAATGCTCCAACGCGATTGAGAATCTCATATATTTGGGCACGCTCTAAAGCTGAGCCGCGTAAGTAATCGTCTAACGCATAATCTGCACGCTGCGATGATGGCAAGAAATCCGGCATTGATAGCCTTTTGGTCACACTGTTCATCAGCGGAATCAAAGAGAAATCCAAAAGGGTTTGACGTGTCGTACTGGCGTTGGAATAAGTCATTGTCGATCCAGTTTCGGCATCAATGAAATATGCCGGTATTCCTAAAGCTCTGGCCAATTCGGTGGCGATGTACGAACGGGCAGCCGCAAGCTGTAATTTTTCTGGATCAAAACCTAAAGTTTCCAAAGAAATATCTGCATTCAAAAATGCGGTTGTTCGATTTCGGCGGCTTGCACCCCAAGACTCTAAAAGTTTTGCAATGCGATCAGCTGGCAATGCTGTGCCGTTAGATTTCAACACCATTTGAGGAACAGGCTCACGCGCATACAATGCTGCCGCACGTTCGAGTTCCGCGCCGGTTCTTATTGTCATCCCAGCTCGGTTAAGTAATCCTTCATCATTTCCGTAGAACACGGCCAAACTTCCAATGCCTGAAAGTGGCAATGGTGTGTGACCATCAATTGAATAAGACTCAATCTCTGTTGAATCGCTGTTTGTATTTATTGTGACACGATCTGGCGAAATACGTTGGACACTTCTAACTCTCAATGTGTCTGCAAATACTTCTGTGATCTGCCAGTACGCATATCCGTGGAACAACAAATCCTCAAGCGTCCAAACGTATGTTGCAACACCAGGAATCCGTGGATCAGGTGTGTGAATAACACGCGGCGAATCAACAATCATTCCCGTTACGCGATCACGTACTTCAATGCCAATTGATGCGATGGATGAGCAAATAATATTTCTGCCGCGAGCAATGGCCGGAACTGACATGGCCTCTTGCCTTGTAGCTGTGCGATTACCTCTAAAGAATGGCGATAGTGAATCTAGTGTTGTTACAGGAGCAAGAGATGCCGAGACATCGTATGTCAGCTCTGTGACGGATGATGTTTTGACAAATAAGTCTCGGAATCCCATGCGAGAATTTTCTCAGGCTCAAGGCATTATCCAACGAGTATGTCAATCTCTGTCTCTGGGCGTGTCGCGTAAAATGTGGCCAATGCTGTGGCCACGGCAGCGCACACTGTCGTTTGTGATGCCCTGCGACCTATAACCCATCCGCCATCGCCATGAGGCAATCGAACAGCCGAAAGCATTTGTTTGGTTAATTGCTCATTGCCGTTGTGCCGTAACCGATTTGATGTAATGGCTGACAAAAGCTGATCGCACGCGGTTGCATAATTGTGCCCATCGAAATCCATAATTGGAATGCCTGCCGGTACCAATCGACCTGCAACAGCTGTGGCCGTTCTTTTGGAATAGGCAATTGTTTCCACTGGATATTTCTTGAAATGATCTGCAATCTGGTTGGCCATTTCCAAATCATTGAGCGAAACCGAGTTCTCCCACGTTCTTAGCAATTTAACAACAAATTTGTCGTTGTCTAGCTTCTGAGCCGCCACCAATGCACCTGCCCTACGATCCGGCGACAAATCAAGGCCAAACCATGTTGTTTTTTCTGGATCAAGCTGTAAAGACTCATCTGCACATTCTTGCCATGAAATTGCCGGAATGACAGCATCCTTTTGATGAATCCAGCGGCACAAGACTTCCTGTTGGACAACGTGCGGTGGATCGTTGAGGATGGCCCGAATATTATCCTCATGGACTGTATGACCTAATGCCGGATTACTTGCAATCCAGTTTTTTTCATCGTGAATGTCATCGGTATAGCCTGACCATTCCAAATAACAAATCTGATCCGTGCTGCCAACAGCTGCGGCCATGCCGCGTTCGCGTAGCTGATTGAGTACAACCGATGTTTGATCACCAGCTGTTGAAAACGTCCAGACTTGAGGATTCCTAGACGCCATCATGGTATATCTCAAGCTGGCAAACCCATCCAAATCTTTCATCTCAGACAATTCATCCATATAAACGACTTCGGGCCTAGAAATTCCACGCGCCGCGCTGTTCGATGCCTTGACCATGTACCGGTTGCCGGTAATCGTCACGATTTCCTCTGACCCATGCGCCCATCGAATAACTTGGATTTGTTTCTTGAGCGACTCATTTGTCTCAATGACCTTGACAATCTGCCGGAACAATTCCAAAGCTGTCGAAAGCCGGTGAGCTGATGAAATCTGCAACGGCTCATTCCATAGAAACAATCCGGTCAATGCCCTGACCAGCAACAGCGTGGATTTACCTTGTTGCCGAGCTGCCACAATGCAAATCTCAGAATGCTGCCAACGCTGATCAGCCTTGACCTTATGGGCATGATGGATCACAAATTTTTGCCATGGCATAAGCTGGATTCCGACTGACTCAGCAAATGCGATCATCTCATCGCCTTTTGAGGGTAAATCGTTGAGTTGTGAGTGAATTCTTGGTGTAGGGGAGCCGATTAGGGACTTTATTGGCTCCACGGCGGTATCTAAATCCGAATCCGTCCTGTTTGAGCCTGATACGACCTTGAGTGCCCGTTTTGCTACCGGCTTGGCCTTAGTCATAACTTATCGTCTCGTTTGTTGGTGAAAGAGAATGCCGGGAGAGCATGGCGCCC